AGAGGCAAGGGCAGGGCGATGCATCAGAACGGCGCTACGCGAGCCTGAATGAGGCAGCAGAAGGGAAGGGGCCAATGTTTGGAAAAATCGGCATCAGGCCAGCCCTTGACATAGGCCGCGAAGGTTTCAGCATGCGCGAATTGACGGATGGAACCATTGGGAAGCCGAACGGAAAATCTCATGCTTGGCGAGCCTCAACAATGGCCGCATGAGTAAAAGCATTGGCGAGGGTGGCGCAGCGACCACCGCAGACGCGAACCCAGCCGCCAGCAGGATAAGAAATGTGACCGAACAGATTGACCGTTTTCACAAGCTCATCCCACCAATAGGCATAGAGTGGGAGCCGATGTACTCCACATCGACAGGCATTTCAGAACCATCGAAACGGGAGACAACGAAACGAATTTCGGTGATTTCGGGCGACTGATCGAACTCAGCGCCAGCCACACCACGGGCACACATGGCGAGAACCGCCAACCGTGCCACATGGTTAATTTGGACAACATCAGCGGGAGACATGGCCGCGCCTTACTTGGCAGCAGCAGGAACAGCGGGAATCAGCTTGGGACGAACTTCAAGCCGCCCGTCACGCGACACCGACAAGGAACTGTCAGCCAAAGAATATTTTCCCCGTGCGTAGGGGAACTGACCTTCGTCAAGTGCAATCTCAAATTTATCGGGAAACTCAGACAGAACGCCATCAGGTGACACCGTAAAAGCGTGCGCGGTTTGAATTCGCATGTGGTAAGGCTTGCCGGACGTCTTGCCAATACCTTTCATTTCGCGGATTTCGGGAGAAGTTATTGCAATCGTGATCATTTGATGAATCCTGTTAAATTAATGCCCGTCAGGGAAAAGAAAAGCCACTCAAGGAAAGTAACCGGAAAGGTGACTCGAGGGCGATAGTAACCGTAAAGGTGACACCATGCAAGCACAACCCGAATATTTAATTGAACTGATCGACCGAGCCAGCAAAAACGCAGGGAATGACACCCGCTTGGCTCAGGAATTAGAAGTACCCAAACAAACCGTCAGCAACTGGCGGCACGGACGCAAACCATGCCCCCCAGCCGATCAGGCCCTAATGGCCAACATTGCAGGACTCGACGCCGAGGCTTGGGGCGCCCGAGCATTAATCAACCAGCACGCAGGCACCACCAAGGGGGCGAAACTGGAAGCAGCGTTAAAAAAAGCATTGCTAGTGACTGGCGCGGCCATGCTTTCAAGTGGGGCACAAGCCGCCCCGGTTATCAGCGCCGCCTATGACCAGACGATGTACTTCATACGATGTATATTTTGTATAGAAGAAAACTATCGAATAAGTGGTTCCCATAGCTAGTCACTATGTGGGCTTGCATGGTGTGGCACAGACTGGACTACCGCACTATGTGGGATTGCATGGTATGGCACAGACTGGACTACCGCACTATGTGGGCTTGCATGGTGTGGCACAGACTGGACTACCGCACTATGTGGGCTTGCATTGTTTGGGAGGCTTTACCGCTGCGCTACATGGGGCCGGCCCCATACCCCCGGAGCCTCAAAACCGGTTACGCTAATCGCTTCCGGTTTATCGAAAAGCCATTGTTTGTCAATAGATGGGTTTCTTGATTGCCGGGAAAGTGGCAGAGTAACCGGCAGATAGATCAACAGCGGGAGCCACTGGAGGCAATGAGGGAGGCAAGGCCGCAGGCATCACGCCGTTAGCCTGGACACCGGGCGCAACCGCCGCCATCAAATAGGGGTTGAATGGGCGATGATCTAGCCATGCTCGACACTCGTCAGAACTCATGCCCGAATCGGTGCCCTGCTGGGTCAGACACTTGCATTTGACGCCCATGCAGACACCCCCGGCAACGATCGGCATAGCAACCACCACCCGGAGATGGTCAAACGCAGGCGCTGACTCTGGCTTAGATGATGCGCGAGGATAAAAAGCGGTAGGGTCATATTCGGCAGGCGCTGGAGGCTCAGGACGCGAGGCAGCATCACCAGTGACGACGACCGCAGCCTTGACAGCCACGGGGACAACAGGTTCCGCCGATTTATTGACGATACGGTAGACACCGTAGGCCAGCCCGATAAATAGCAGGAAGGCAAACGCCCCGAAAATCAAAGCCCGAGGAACGCCACGGACCGGAACGGTATGCAAAGACGCCGACTTATAAAGATCGAACGACTTTTTAGGCAAGGACATTCGTTTTTTAGTAACGCAGGTTTTCCACTGTAGGGCCTCATTAGTCTCAGGCCACTCATACCAGTAACGACCCAATACGCCGGTATCCCGAATATGAACGTGACGGCCGACCAAGGCCCGAACGTTCGAATCCATCAACCGGGGCGCTTGAGTAGTCACAAAAACATCAATGCCGCGGTGACGATGGGTTTCGAGGGCAGCGACAGAATCCGGGACTTTGGCACCCGACCCACGAGGACGCCAAACGCGCTGAACTTCATCGACAACCAGAATCGCGCCATCGGGAAGGTCTTTATGCCAGTTGTTGGCATCCACCACGGTATGAGGCAGGGTCAAACCATTCAGACCGTCAACGTAGATAGGACGATCTCCCGGCAGCTTGGAGAGAAAATCTACCATGCTTGCAGTTTTGCCAGCACCGGGTGCGCCGGTAAAAAGTGTAATCATTTTTTTACCCTAATTGGCACGATAATTGCCCAAGGAGATAGCGACAGAAGGCACCATGTAAGCGTTTAATGCCTGAAAGATAGCAACAAATAAACGCTTTTGGATCAAGCCAGCAATTGAAGCTTTTTAGCCGACAAAATGGCAACGCGAGAAACCATAGCCCCGGCAATGATGGACAAGCAGGTAGACGCCCCGGCAAGCTCGACCAGCCCGAGTACATCACCAGTCAGGCCACCCCATGCAGATTTCGCAGAATCCAGAGCCACAGTCAAAGCAGCAGACAAAGCCGCAAAGGTCACGAAGCCAAAGCCTAAGCCCTTGAGTACAGTACGGGCAGCAGGCCCCGCAAGACTCACCAACCACGTTCCAATCAGACCATTCATTCCGCGGCCCCCCCACGTGCGCCCAGAATAATCATGCCGCCAATGAGCCACGATATGGCAATCATCACAGGCTTCATCCCGGACATAAAGTTACAAAAACCGGTGAACTCGAAATCGACATTTGCACCTGGTAGATGCCGAGCAGTCGGACACGACCCGGCACCACCGCCCCAACCGCCCTGAGGGGCAAACACCAGCTCTCGCGCTTGTTCTTCGAGATCGGGGCCATCAGGTGTATCAAGCTCAGGCTTCGCACACGCCAAAATATCGGGATATTCCTCGCACAAACCCGGTTGTGCCGCTGCTTCGGTTTGACCGTCAGGATTAGTAACGGGTGTCGGTGTCGTTGTGGGTGTCGGTGATGGACTGGTAGACGTTGGATTGAACGGATCAGGCAAAGCTATAGGAGAAGTTGACGTAATCGTTTTAGGAATCACTTCAACGCGCCAAGGGTCATCAGCAGTCGGTGACGGGATGATGTCCACAACAGGAGTTTTATAGGTCTGCGGAAGATTATTCGGATTCGGACTCGGGAGGGGATCAGCCACTGGAGACCCTTGAGGAACTCGCAACACTTGAGGCTGACCAGACGCAGACGGATTAAAAACAGGATTGCCAACAGGCAACGGTATAGGCAAAGCGGAAATCAACGCCGGTGACATTGGAGTAGATTGCATAGCCGAGGCAACCTCATTAGGTAACGCCGGTTGTGTTGTGGAAGTGGTGGTTTCAATACCACGACGAGGATAGTACCTATCCTGTTGGTAGCCAAAATCCTTCAAAACACCACCGGAACCGTCAGTCGTGTAATAACCGATTTTCGCTGTAGTGGCATCAAGCCAACCAACGAAATAATAAACAACGGAATAAGCAGCATAAGGGCCTTGAGGGTTAGTAGCATTATACGCAGCAGAACCCGACGAATACCATTGACCATTATCACGATTCTGCCACTCATAGGTATTCGATATACCATCGACAACTTTTTCAAAAGTACCGTCAGTAC